CGGGATCTCTCCTTCTCCCGCGACGCAATCAGAGTCGGTGATGTAAGCTACGACAGTCGTGTTAGGCACAAAGTGGTAACCGTGGCCTATGATCTCTTCTAGACAGTAGGGTATTAGCTTGAGGTCATACCCAGTCCACACTACTGCAGTGTCCGTTAGTCGAGCCCAATGAGACAGGATCTCGCTGGCCGGCTGCTGCGTCGCAAGCACGGGGCTGAACGTGATGCCTCGAGCTCGACAGTAAGTCTGGTAGGCACTGTCGCCAGTTGTCGTGGCGTTTGGTCCCGAGAGAAGTTGGTCGAGGTCAACCACAGCTTCATCGAGATTACATCCGACCTCTGGATCAAGGAGAAACTCCTCAACCACGGAACCGCAATCAGCATCTCCGTTCGACAGGACCCCGGTGTCATATAGGCGGCCGAATATCTCGAAGCTATGTTGAGGTGTCGAGGCTGTGGGACCTAGCTCATAGTGCGGGATCGCAACGTAGGCCACACCCGAGTAGCCCAGAGCAGCATCAGGGTGACTGGAAACCAGATAGCCCCAGGGAGCCTGCCCTATCGCGCCGGTGAAGACAGACATATTGGTAACGTAGGAGGTGCCAGGATCAGCTTCCTCATGTGCGTTCCTGAAAACCTTGTTGACCGAGTTTATCTCGCCGTGACAGAGCGCCATCATGAGCGAGGCTGAATACGTGTAGGATGTTACCTTCCCGCCACCCTTACCAGCCTTCTGCGTCTGCTTGATAGCCTCGAAGTCATCATACCAGATAAGGTTCGGCGCTATACGATTTGCACCCCACAGAGTCTGGATAGGCTGGGAGCTTGAGCTTGTCTGCAACTGGAGACCAGTATACTGGGGCTTGACCTGGGCACCCCTCGACCCGAAGAACAGGCTCATTCGACGGCCCCCTCATAGATATAGAATTTAATGTCTCTCTTCATGAGTCCGGGGACCTTTGTGATGTCTATATGCTCGACCATCTCTGATGGCTGCGACGCATGAACGATCATAGGCCACCGCGTAACGACACCGCCATGACTGAACGTCCTTCCGACACGAAGCACGAAAACTGACGCCCTGGGCGCTTCCCAGGTCGCATCAATCGCCTGACGCGCGGCGATGCACAGTGACAACTCATCAACTGGCCTAAGGTGCGTCTCGACACCGGCGAGATATATGTCCTCGGATCGATGCAAGTACCAATCTGTGGAGTACGTCCCCGTATCGATCCCTTCAACTAGCCCAGCCTCTTCGTGAGCAGCCAAGACCAGCTGGATACAATCTACTCCTGCACCCTTCACTTTGGCGTGATGGTGGTATGGAGTCCCGACCCAAGAAAGGGCGGCCTCAATAATGTCGTCGGCTATGCTCATACTGCAGTCTCGGCTACAGGGACATATGGAAACCCCTTGTAGTGTTCCTCGTTGGAAAACTCGTTGCATCTTTCTCGAGTTCGGCTACAGCCCTGGTATGCGGTAAAGGTCATGCCTGGAGTAGGAACAAAGTCGAGAGGGTAGGTAAGGTGGATGTCATCCCCATCAACCTCCTTGACTGTCCGTACTATCGTGATGCCATCTTCCGTATCGATGTAGAAGGACCCAAGCACTAGCTCCGGTATCGCCTCACTGGATTTAATCAGGGAAGACGTAGTACCGACATCGACCGTGCCTGTAACCGACCAGTCATCTCGATCAAGAGTGCAACCGGCGTCATAGACCACGTGGTTACAACTAGGCTGATAGAGATCACTCGGCATGGGTGTATTCAGCAAGATCAGGTTAGACTTAATCTTGAGCTCAGCACTCGCCCGATCAATTCGATCCGCTGTGCTGATGCGACCCCTAAACAGCCGAACACTGCCCACCCAAGGACCGGCTGCATCCTGAGCAAAGAACCGATCTCTCGAAATAACCGCAGCATCAAGCCGACCAAGTCTAATGGCCATGGCAGTTGGTAAGCCCCACAGGGTGGAGTCGGCTGTATAGCTCAGACCCATCTCCTGCTCATCGACACTCGTGCCGACGCTGATCTTCAGACGGAGCCCTGTAATCTGCAAGGTCTTGAGGTTTGTGAAGGTTACGGGATTACCGTCCACGTCGACCGTCATAGACCGATACCTTGTCGTTAAGGTTACCGGATCCCCATATCGAGGAGTGATCGTGTAGCAGTCAGCGTAGGCATACTGCCTACTCGCCAACACTGCTTCTACGTCTGCCTCGGTGTATCCCGGTTGCGGGATAATCGGCCTCATTGGAAAACCCCTGTAAGCTCGAGTTGCTGTAGCTGCCAAAGCTCAGTCATGAACTGATCGAAGTGAGCCATGTCCTGGCTGAACCTAACGCGGAAGAGCGGAAGGTAGTCAGCAGACACGACTACGGAGGCTGCGGGAGCAGTATCAAATCTTATGGTTCTGCTATCGATGAGAGTATAGTCCGCCACGACTTGAGGAACCCCATCCAGGTAGACCATCATATCAGTAGCCGAGCTTGTGCCGCCAGCAAGTTCCGTATAGGTTCCCGTAGTCTTGAGCAGATCAAAGTCGGTTACGACTCCATCTCCTGTCCCCAAGACGGTGTTCACCTCCATAGGTGTCTCCGGAGCGGCAAACAAGAAACTCTCGAAGGACCCTTTCCGTTCAAGGAAGAATTGCTGAATAGTCTCGAGATCCCGAGCACCCATCTTGCGGTTGGCAAGGAACTCATAGGAAATCTCGAAATCCCACAGGGGTTGATCCTGCAGGTTGGTCCTCACCTCATAGCCGTTAGGTGATTTGGCTATGTGGTTGTTAAACCGGGGAGTTGCCTTCGATCCCCAGTCAAGACCCCTGAAAGCCGGGAGAATGGAAAGCGTCATACGTCTATTCCCTTAAGGTTCCCATTGCGGGCTTCATTCTTAAGCCAACGCCTCAGTCTGTCTGCATCCTTCCTCAGAAGACTATCCATCCCAGTCTCTCGACCGTGAGTATGCTGAGGTTGGTAATAGAAGCTGTTATCCCCGCCTCTATAGCTGCTATTCTCACGAACTGTGGAACCGGCGTTGATCGCGCTGCTCATTAGGCCACCCGATCCTCGTGTCCTGATGCTCTGACGCATCGGCTCAGCAATCCAGGCCGGAAGCACCATCTCCTTCTTATGCAACTGCGCGAGCTGACCATCCTGACTAACTTCACCATAGCCGCCTCGTGCAGAGATCAGTGCTCCGAACCCAAGGACTGCTGCAAGGGCTACACCGGCAGCGATAGGCGCAGCAATCGGCCCGATGAACGGGATCACCACAGTTGAGGAGTACGCGCCCGCAGCGGATGTAGCAGCACGAGTGCCGATCTCTGCCATACCCGCGGTAGCACCCACTGACGTCTGAGTAGCTGCACCTGTTACGGCGGCAGCAGTCTTAATACCCTCACCGGCAACAGCTGCGGTTGTTGTGGCGGCTACAATTGCTTGCTTTGTTCCTTCCGACGCGGCTGCTGATCCCACGCGGGTAAGGTCCTGCGCCTGCTGAACCGCAGTCATGCCCAACTGCTTCATGATCCAGTCTTGTAGCATCTGCTGACCCATGTCCGCAATCTTGTAGACCATCTGGTCGGCCATGTTGATGAAGGCCTGCTGCCAAGTGATCGATCGAGTCCATAGTCCTTGAAAGGCTGAGCCCATCGAACTTGTCAGCGTGGAGGAGACCTCTTCCCACTTGCTTAGCGAAAGGTCGGCGCTTTGCATATTCATCCGATTAACGTCTGCGCTGTGCTGACCCCGGAGGGTCGCTAGACGACCAAGATGGTCAGCCTCCAGGGTCTCTAGCTGATCTAGGATCTCCTGTCGTTGTTTAACAGTCATGTCCTGTAGTTCAAGCTGAGCTCGAAGTGACTGAACCTTTAGTGTATAGATCTGGGTCTCATGAGTAACCTGGTTCTCATACTCCTCGTCGAGCATCTGTCCTTTGGCTATCAAGGCTTCTCTGTCCGAGATAACCGAGTGCTGTGCAGCAAAATCAATCACCTCGCCACGCGCAGTTGCAGACATCTGATGGAGCTCTTGCTCTACATCGGCAGCTCGAAGCATCAATGCAAGTCGCTGTTCAATGTCGCGGCGCTTGTCTTCGAGTATCTCGCGATTAGCCTGACGCTCTATCCGAACTCGCTCTCGGTTAGCATCCACTGCCTCTTTGCTTTCAGCACCATAGAAGGCGGTGATAGCATCGATTTTCTCTTGCTGTATCCGAAGAACCTGGGCAAGGTCTTCCCGGTTCAGTTCCTGCTCAAACTCAAGAGCAGCTATTCGCTCCTGCAGTGCATCCTCCAACGCACGGGCCTGATCTTGTGCAAGTTGGTTACCGAGCCTACTACCAGCCGACTGACCGACAATCGACGCCGGAGCCTCTATGTGGGCGTGATCTTTATGCTGGTCTTGGTTAGCCGGAATATCATAGGATGCTCCGGCACCGCTGGGGTTGTAGACCTTGCCGTTCCACAGGATGCGGAAGCCGCGGGCCTGATATGCCGCGACCATTTTGTCCATACGTTCTTTGGCTACAGCATCATAGGCCTCAGTACCGGCGCCGGGGATATTGACGTCTATTGCATAGAGGCC